GCTTGATGCAAGACGCACGGTGTCCAGAATCTGGACAACCTGCTGATCTCGAACAAGGCGATCGACATTGACAGCCCAGCCGCTGCAGCTCAGATCATCAACGCAGTGCGGGAGATCACCCAGGACGATGCGGTGGCCGTCTTCATTGACACGGTCAACAATCACATGTCCGGCAATGAAAACGACGCCAAGGACACCCGCAACATGCTCAACGCCTGCAACATTGCGGCCAGAGCGCTCAGCGCTGGTGTGTGCCTCAATCACCACACAGGGCATGCGGTCGAGGCAAAGCAGCGCGCTCGTGGATCAAGCGCTTGGAAGGCATCGATGGACGCAATGATCCTGGTGGCCAAGAGCGACGACAGCATCGAAATTACTTGCACCAAGATGAAGGATGCAGAGCCTCCAAGGCCGTTATTTGGCAAACTCCAGACCGTGCCGCTTGGATGGATTGACGAAGACGGAGAGGAGATTAAAGGCGCAGTATTTGTGATTGAAGAAAATGCGCCTGAGCAGAAACCGAAAAAAGAATCTGAGATTCAAAAAGATATTCGGAAATTCACAAATGCTTGGTGGCACGCTGGCGCAGAGGATAGAGACGAAATGCCTTATCTGTCACGCAGCGCACTGCTTGAATATCTCACGGTAAATGAAGGACTGACAGAATCGACAGCAAAAACATACGCACAGGAAAGCAAAAAAGGCAGGCTGATTTATAACCTGCTGAACGCTCAAATTATTGGGGCTTACCAGCATGGCTGGGTGGTTTGCGACAACGCAACTGCAGCATCTTTGATGGTGCGACGTGGCGAAAAGTAAGGTAGGACAAATGGGACAAGACAGGACAAAGCGGGACAAATGTCCCGAGGACAAGGCGCAGGAAGCACCTGGGACATGGGACACACCCCCTAACTTAGAAGGGGTGTCCCTTGTCCCAGTGTCCCGCAGTGGGTTGCATTGCCTGAGCACTTGACGCAAGCCTGTGGATAAATTACTCTATAGACCCATCTATAGATCAACCAATGGAGGCGCACTCATGGCAATGTACAAAGGCAATCGAGACCTGTCGGATGACTGGGAAGAATTGTTTGAACTGAGAGAAATGTACGGATCAGAATGGGCTGTTTTTTCAAGAGACACAGACCCAACAGGCAGATATTTAAGCGTCAAATTGCTTGCAAATGAATATGTTGAAAATAAAGCCAACTACTGGCTGTCTTGGGACAGGCAGCGCAAGCGTTTAACAAGTCGTGGATTAGATGCAAAATTGTTGAAAGACAATCGTCCTGAGTTGCATCAATTTGTTGTCAGGAATTTGGAGGCCTTCGCATGACCACCAACGTGAACGAGATGCTGGCCGGACGCGAGGCCAGGTACGGCACTTTCGAGGGCCATGCCAGGATCAGCCAAGACCTCAAGTCCGTGATGCACGAACGATCCGGCTGGGACCGGCTCAAGCCTGACCAGCGCGAGGCACTCGAGATGGTCCAGCACAAGGTCGCGCGCATCCTCAACGGCGATCCGAACTACGCCGACAACTGGATCGACATCGCTGGCTACGCCACCCTGGTGGCCAACCGGCTCGAAAAAGGGGAGAATGACGCATGACCACAAAATCCCACAAAACCAACCCAGCCGACAAGGTCGAGCAGTGGCCGATCGAGAAGCTGGTGCCCTACGCCAAGAACTCGCGCACCCACAGCGAGGAACAGGTCGCCCAGATCGCGGCCAGCATCAAGGAGTGGGGCTTCACCACCGCTGTCCTGGTGGACGAGTCCGGAAGCATCATTGCCGGTCATGGTCGCGTGATGGCGGCGCGCAAACTCGGGCTGGCATCATTGCCGGTCATGGTCGCTGCAGGCTGGACCGATGCCCAGAAGCGTGCCTACGTCATTGCCGACAACAAGCTGGCGCTGAACGCTGGCTGGGACAACGAACTGCTGGCGCTGGAGTTGGGCGAACTCGGCGACGCTGGCTTTGACCTGGAACTGACCGGATTCACGGACGAGGAAATCAAGGCGCTGATGCCGGTGGAAGTGACCGAAGGACTGACCGACCCGGACGCTGCTCCTGCCGTGCAGGAAAACCCGGTCACGGTGCCTGGCGACGTCTGGATCATGGGCAAGCACCGGCTCATGTGCGGAGACAGCACCAGCACCGACCACCTGGCGCAACTGACCCAGGGAAACCTGGTGGACATGTGGCTGACCGATCCACCCTACAACGTGGCCTACGAGGGCGGCACGAAGGACAAGCTCAAGATCAAGAACGACGAGATGGGCGATGAGCAGTTCCGGCAGTTCTTACGCGACGCCTACACCGCTGCCGACACGGTGATGAAGCCGGGCGCTGTGTTCTACATCTGGCACGCGGACAGCGAGGGCTACAACTTCCGTGGCGCGGCCAAGGACGCTGGCTGGACCGTGCGGCAGTGCCTGATCTGGAAGAAGTCAAGCCTGGTGCTCGGGCGGCAGGACTACCAGTGGCAGCACGAGCCGTGCCTGTACGGCTGGAAGGAAGGCGCTGGCCACCTCTGGGCGGCCGACCGCAAGCAGACCACAATCCTGGAGTTCGACAAGCCCAGCCGCAACGGCGAGCACCCGACCATGAAGCCGGTGGCGCTGTTCGAGTACCAGATGCTCAACAACACGAAGGGCGGCGACCTGGTGCTCGACTCCTTCGGAGGCTCTGGCACCACTTTGATCGCAGCCGAGAAGAACGGCCGCACCGCCTTGCTCATGGAACTGGACCCACGCTACTGCGACGTCATCGTCAAGCGCTGGCAGGAGTTCACCGGCAAGCAGGCAATTCACGCAGAAACTGGAGAACCTTTCGCGGAGGTTACGCATGGCGACGAAACCACAGAAACCCACAATTGAAAAATCGGTTCCAAAAAAGCCGGACGGTCGGAAAAACAACGGCGGCGCACGTGAAAACGCTGGCCGACCAGCCTTCGAGCCGACCGACCACGAGCGCAAGCAGGTCGAGGCCATGTCCGGCTACGGCCTGCCGATCGAGCAGATCGCCGTCCTGGTGCGCGACGGCATCGACACCGACACCCTGCGCAAGCACTTTGCCCAGGAACTGATCTCGGGAAAGGCCAAGGCCAACGGCCAGGTAGGGAAAACCCTATTCCAGAAGGTCATGGCAGGAGACACCACGGCAGCCATCTGGTGGTCCAAGACGCAGATGCGCTGGAAGGAAGTGCAGCAGCACGAGATAACCGGAAAAGACGGCGCACCGATCCAAGTTGCGACCATCGACGTCTCGAAGATTTCTACCGAGGCGCTGGCCGAAATCATGGCGGCGAGAGATGCAACTGACGCAAGCTGACCTGCTGGTTATCGAGCGCGAGTTGTGCAGGCGCAGCCTGGCCGAGTTTGCCAAGCGCGCCTGGCGCGTGCTCGAACCGGCTGCCGAACTGAAGTGGGGATGGGCGCTGGACGCCATCTGCTTGCACTTGGAGGCCGTGACCAAGGGCGAGATCACTCGGCTGCTGATGAACGTGCCACCCGGCTCGATGAAGTCGCTCCTGACCGGCGTCATCTGGCCAGCATGGGAATGGGGACCGCGCGGCCTGCCAGAGATGCGCTTTGTCGGAACGGCCCACGAGGAACAACTGGCCATCCGAGACAGCAGGCGCTGCCGCGACTTGATCAAGTCCGACTGGTACCAGCGGCTCTGGCCCATCGAACTGCTGGCCGACCTGGACGGCAAGCGCGAGTTCGGCAACACGAAGAAGGGCGTGCGCCAGGCACGCGCCTTCACATCCATGACCGGCGTGCGCGGCGACCGCGTCATCCTGGACGACCCGATCAGCGCGGACAACGCCAACAGCCAGGCCAAGCTGGAGGCCGCACGAATTGCCTTCACCGAGACCCTGCCGACCCGGATCAACTCGGACAAGTCGGCCATCGTGGTCATCATGCAGCGCCTGAACGAGAAGGACATCTCCGGCGTCATCCTGGAGATGGGCCTGCCTTACGTGCACCTCTGCATCCCCATGCGCTTTGAGCCGGAGAGGCGCAGCACCACCGCCATCGGCTGGTCCGACCCACGGACCGAGGAAGGCGAGTTGATGTTCCCAGAGCGCTTTGGCGAGGAACAAGTGACCGAGTTGGAAAAGACCCTGGGCACATACGGCGCGGCCGGGCAACTGCAGCAGCGGCCAGCCCCACGCGGCGGCGGCATCATCAACACCGAGTGGTTCACCTACTGGAAGGCCGTGCCGCAGTTGGAGTTCCGCTTCATCACGGTGGATACGGCCCAGAAGACGGCCGAGCAGAACGACTGGTCCGTCATGCAAGCCTGGGCGCGGTCTAGCACTGGCAAGGCCGTCAAGCTCGACCAGGTGCGCGGCAAGTGGGAGGCTCCTGAGTTGCTGGTGCAGGCGCGCGCCTTTTGGATGAAGCACCTGGGCGACCAGCGGCCGCTGTGCCAGAAGGCGGCCATGCGCGGCATGTACGTCGAGGACAAGGTCTCGGGCACCGGCTTGATCCAGACCCTGCGGCGCGAAGGCATCCCGGTGGTGCCGGTGCAGCGCAACAAGGACAAGATCAGCCGTGGCTACGATGCAGCCCCGTTCATCGAGTCCGGAAACGTGGCCCTGCCCGAGGACGCGCCTTGGCTGTCAGACTTTCTGGCCGAGGTGGCCAGCTTCCCGGCTGGCGCGCACGACGACCAACTTGACCCCATGTTCGACGCCATCAATCTGGTGCAGCGTCTGCCTGCGGTCAAGTCCCACAACTTCACACCATTGCCAGTCATGCACAAATGGTGAGACAATATTGCAAAGTGAGGACCTCCCATGGCCAGAATTTCCAGAGATCAGCAGCTTGCCAATCTGCACGCGGAAGCGCTGGCTGAGTTCGACAACATCCAGACTGCGCTGCGCGACGAGCGCCTGCAGTGCTTGCAGGACCGTCGTTTCTACAGCCTGGCAGGCAGCCAGTGGGAAGGCCCACTCTGGGACCAGTACGCCAACAAGCCCAAGTTCGAGGTGAACAAGGTTCACCTGGCCGTCATCCGCATCATCAACGAGTACCGCAACAACCGGATCACCGTTGACTTCACCAGCAAGGACGGCGAGGAACGCGACGACCTGGCCGACACCTGCGACGGCCTGTACCGCGCGGACGAGCAGGACAGCGTGGCCGACGAGGCCTACGACAACGCCTTTGAGGAAGCAGTCGGCGGCGGCTTCGGTGCCTGGCGTCTGCGCACCGTTTACGAGGACGAAGAAGACCCCGACAACGACAAGCAGCGCATCCGCATCGAGCCGATCTTCGATGCGGACTCGTCCGTGTTCTTCGACCTGGAGGCCAAGCGTCAGGACAAGGCCGACGCCAAGCGCTGCTTCGTGATCACGGCCATGACCCGCGAGGCCTACAAGGACACGTGGGGCGACGACCCGACAAGCTGG